ATAGGCGCGGCTCGATTCAATCATCGGCCCCCAGGGCCTCCACCAGGGGGTCCCTGCTCTCCTTCGCCTTTTGCGCGGCCAGGCCGCCCAGCTTTGCCCTGGCCTGCGGCGACAGGCACAGTTCGCTGCACCCCCGCCACAGATCGCTCTGATACTTCGCCCGACTGCTCTGCAATGCGCTGTTAAGCAGCAGATCCGGGTCCTCGTCGATCATGCCGTTGATCGTCCGCAGCCGGTCCACGGCAACGGCCGTGCTCTCCAGCGCGAACACATCCATCCGGCCTAGGATCTCTCCGGCAGCCAGGCCGTCCACGATAAACCGGAAAATCTCCGCCTGACCGGCGGTGAGCCCAGCCGGGGGCTCCGGCTTCACCGCCTCCCCGCGCAGCTTGTCCTCTACAGACGTGCGGACCGCCGCGTCATTGCTGGCGATCGCCCCGGCCTTCACTTTCACCGATTTTGCGGGCCTCCCCCCCATCTGGTGCACCTCCTCCCCCTAAAATCTCATTTCTAAACTTCTTTGTGCTCAGAGGGCCGCAGTCGGTCTTGACACGAGCCGCCCCATGTAATGGCCCCCCACCGGGGGGATACCTGGGCCAGCGCATGCAGGTACTCCCGCGGTATCTTCCCTGCTTCTGCCATCTCATGATGACGCGAACAGCAGGTGACCAAATTGTCATCCTCCAGCCTCAAGTCGAACCGCTCCTCCAGTGGCTCGATGTGGTGAACCGATAGGTCCTGGTTTACCCCAGGCACCCCAAGCACTCCGTATCCTCCCGCATTGCACGCACGGCAAAGGTAAAAATCCCTCTTCAGGATCTGGATGCGCTTGCGCTGCCAGGCCCAACTCTTCCGGAAGTGATACTCCTTGCTCGACCGTTTCTTACCCCGCTCTGGCTTTTTAGGGCAAATAAAACCAGCCGGATGAATCATCCCGCAATATGGACAAGACTTCAGCACAGCACCTTCACCCTTTCACACTCATCTTCGTGGAGCCGAGAGGCGGTATTGAGCCGCCACACGTCCACGGCGTTGTCCATGGCCGCCGCTTCCGCTTCTGCTACTGCACTCGGCATATGTGCGCTTCCCGCTTAATTGTCACACCCTGGTCTTGGCGGCGACATCATGATTAGCCACTCGCAGGGTAGTTTTCAGCGGGATAGCGCGTTTTTGACTCTCAAAGGCTGCCATTATACCCGGAGTCGGCCAGCTATGGCTACTGGCAGGCCGCTGGTGATTTCACTGGCAAGATACGCGACCCCGATTCGCCAGTATAGTGTCTCTCCACAGTCATTTGCCGCATGGAGGGCGCGACCCTCCGCCCAGTTTATGGGGTGGTTTTCAGCCGTGCAGCGTAGGGGCTCGATATTACCGCCTCGGTGCCGGGCGGTAGAAAAGGAGGCGCAGAGGTATACACCTCCACGTCTCCATCCTACATCAAGTGTTTGGCTTTTGTGGCTCAACTTTCGATCAGACTGTTGCACTTGAAATTGCATGCTACTTCACGAATAAACGCCTGTTGCCACCTTTTTGCGGTGGCGTAGCTGCATGATGCCTCCAGAGCCGCCCCATGCAGGGTGTGCGTCTTGCGGAAGAACACCATACCAATCACGGAGAGCCGGCGCTGGCCGTCTGGCATCTGCCCCGTCTGTGCTATCGCAGATGTAACCGCCGCGGCTTCGGCTTCTGTTGTGTAGTCAGGGTACCGCCGAAGGATTTCCCGGACATAGCCCCACCACGGATATTTGGGTCTACTCATGCTCGCCCTCCTCCGCTGGCTGCTGGAGCCACGCCAGCCACCCATAAACCTCTGCACAGGCTCCTCCACCCTCGTATTCAAGCCATCTCGCCAAATCTGCGTCGCCCATGGTCCGGATGCGGTCGGCGTTGGACAAAATTCGTCCCGGTTTGTACTGAGGGCACCAAGAAATTCTGGCCGTTGTACCGGCGTTATTGCAGTCATTTTTGCAAGTAATGCAAATCGTTTTCATGCGTTCTCCTTCCTCTCCGGCGGCCCATCAAGTGCCATCCAGTATTGGCCGTACAGATCTAGGCTAAACGGCTTGATGTGCTTGCAGTAGAGGTATCCATCCCTGCACCCCTCTGCAATCTCCAACCCGCCCCATTGGAGCTGGGCTATCCCTGCTCCCTCGATGTAGATTGCGGTCTCCTGGGTGATGGATTCTAGCTCTACGCGGGTATATTGGTGTCTCATGGCGATACCTCCGGCGGGCGGCGGTATACCTCCGCGCTCAGAATCGAAGCGCGGGTGTTCCAGGCAGTAATTGCCTCATTTTTGTGGGTGTTGTAGTAGTCGTTGTCAAAACTGACTACTGCTCCGCACTTTTTGCACTTGAAGAAATTCAGGCCGCCAAATCCAATTACTCTACGTACATGTCCTTTGCAAAACGGACACGCCAGCAGCACCCCCGCCTCCGTCAGCCGCTTGGCCGCCTCGTGGTCGCCCAGAAGGGCGCGCGTCTTATCGTACATCGTTCGATTCCTCCTTGACTGCTTTCCAGCGCTCCGCTGATGCCCTAGGGGTCTCTGGTGATCATATCAGCACCCCATCCACCGCGTCGGCAAGCGCGTCTGCGGCCTCCAGCGTTCGTTCCTTCCGATATCGGGTTATCGCCGTCTCGGTCGTTTGCAGTATGGTTGACCTCTGCTCTGCCAACCGTCTCTCGAACTCCTCGGAACTCTTCCGCAGGGCAAAGGTATGCTTCAGCGCACCCTTCTCCCGGCTCCCGGTGGCACGGTCGATAACTTTCAGGTGGTATCTGGCGTACAGATAGGATAGTCCCTGGAACAACTCCTGCTCCGCCAGCGACAGGCCATCCGGCATCATATCCCCCCGCATGGCTCGCTTTTCAAGCTCAGATACCACTCCAGTGTCTGCACTGCGCTCTTCCATCCGTGACATACCTCCCATCGGTATCCCTGCTCCGTCAGGCGCTCCCCCCACCATTTCTGTTCTTGGGATGCCCGGCCGACGTCATTTTTCATCTCTATGTATAGGCCATGATACGTTCCCCGAGGCACCGGCAGGCAGAGATCAGGGACGCCCTTCTTCACGCCCATGGCCTTGTCCATAGCCACCTGGCGGGCGCCGCCCTGGGTCTCATTTTTGACATGATGCAGCAGAGCCAGCTCCGGCCACTTAGACCGGATGCTGGGCTGCTGGCTCCACTTGATCACCGCTTCTTGATGCTTGGATTCATGCACCGCCATTACGCGCTCTTCCTCCCCTTCTCCTTTTTCGGGCCGTTGAAGAGCCGGTTCATAATCTGGCTGGCGTCGCCCTTGGTCAGGCCAGTCGCGTCGAATCCCTTGCACCGCCTGCGGATGATCTCCAGCTGCTTGGGCGTAGCGGGCGATCTCCCCCAGCAGCGGACAGCCTCCAGATCCCATAGGTGGCGCTGATCCTGGTAGTCGCGGATCAGCCGCACATAGGCCAGATCAAGGGCTTTTTGCATCTTCATCCGCTCCCCGTTTGGCATTGTCACCATACCCATGGCGTCCGGGCAAGGGATTGTGATCGTCTCCCGATCCTTCAGGCTGCACACCATTGACCCATCGGGCATTTTGAACCAGTTGACATCGTGGAGCTGGTACTTCTGCTCCTGAGCCCACAGATCTACCAGCTTAATATTTTTGATCCAGCTCTCCGGGGTATCGGTGGCAGCCGCGACCCGGTCAGGCAGTTCGAAGAGCATCCCCTCGATCTTCTCCAGTTTGCGGGCCGGAACAACTTCCATGTCGATGCCCAACAGGGATGGCGCCGTGCAGAGGGACGCCCGGCCGGTGATACCAACACAGTCGATCAACTCCAGCCGCTCCTTGCCCGGATAAAGCCGTAATCCCCGCCCCACCATCTGGGCGTACAAGGCCTCGCTCTGGGTGGGCCTGGCCACGATCACCGTCTCCACCCGGGGGATATCGGTACCTTCCGTGAAAACCATGCAGTTGACGATACAGGGGATCTCCCCGGCAGTGAACGCCTGGATAATGGCGGCCCGGTCCTTCGTCTCCCCGGTGACCACCACCGCCCCCGGAATCCTGCCGGCGATCTCATGGGCCTGGTTGACAGACACCGCGAAAATCAAGGTTGCGCCCACCGCCATTTCCTGATATGCTTGTGCAATAGCGTCCGCCGTTCCCTCCATGGCCTCGTCCAGCTCGCCGGGGGCATAGTCCCCGTGCCTGGTGTGGACGGCGGACAGGTCAAAACCGATGTCCACCCGCCGGCAATGGATGTCACACAGGTATCCATTTTGGATGCCCCAGCGGAGATCGCGCTGGAAGATGATGTCCTGGAACACGGTGTCCAAGCGCACCTTGTCTCCCCGATTGGGTGTGGCTGTAAAGCCGATGAGCTTTTCTGGGCGGAAATAGTCGAATATAGCCCGGTAGGTTCTGGCCGCCGCGTGGTGAGCCTCGTCGCAGATGATGAGACGGAAGTCATCCGGCCGGAAGCGGTCAAGCCGGCGTACCAGGCTCTGCACACTGGCGGAGACGACCTCCTCCCCGTGGCTGCGGCTGGATGCTCTCTCAATACCGTAGGAGCAGTCGAAATATTTTCGAGGCTGCTCCACCAGCTCCTCCCGGTGGGAGAGGATCAGCATCCGTTCCCCGTGACGCGGGATGTTTGCAAAAGTCACCGTCTTCCCAAGCCCGGTGGCCATCTGGGCCAGATATGCCCCGGGCGCCTGGGCCTCAATGGTTTCAATGCACTCTCTTTGGTATGGTCTTAGTTCCATATTCCCTCCTGCTCGTGGGACTGTGGGACGGTGTGGGACAGTGTGTCCCACGGTTCAGTTCTTAGAGCCGCAAGGCTTTGCGTGTAACCGTGGGACTGTGGGACATAAAATCGCAAATTTCCCACGGCGTTTTTTACTGGTAATTCTATCCACACAAAACTCCCTTATATAGGGCTGTGTTTTTTTGTCCCACAGTCCCACACCCTATTTTTAATACGGTTCAAACCTTAGTGCCGCAACGGTTTGCGGGTGTGGGACACGCTGTCCCACGGGCTCCCACATGTCCCTCACAGCGGCAGTTCGTCCAGCGCATCTTCGTCGTCCAGATCCACAGGCGGGAGTACCAGGCAGAAACACTCGGTCGGGATGCCGTTGATGCGCTTGCCCCGGGTGTTGTTGCGCCCCCGGGTGATGATCAAATGACTCTCCTTCAAGTATGAAATCATGGCAGCCGTGGAGTATCCGGCATCCTGTAGGATGCGCTCAAATACAGACCGGATGATGTAGGCGTGCCGGTCGTCCAGGGCGCCCAGAACCTCCTGGTTCGGGTTCTCCGCCCTGGTACAGAGCCGGTTGCTGTTTTGCGTAACCCAGTCGCAGAGGTACTTGTAGCCCCGGTCTCCGGCACTCACGGCGGCCTTGGAAGCCAGGAACTCCGAAATCTGCTCCACAGTCAAAGGCCGCTGTGACCCGCCGAAAATCCAGGCGCAGGCCAGCTCGTCCGCGCAGATGATGGCGGCCGCCGCCATGGCCTGCTTCTCAGTGGTATCCCGGTCAGACAAGGCCCGGAACAGATCCCGGTATCGCTCATCCACCTTCTGGATGACGCCGGGCCGATACAGCTCCTCCACGAACCGGCGGCCGGCGAAGCCGTAGTTGCGCTTTGCCAGGCCGGAGATCCGCATGCCGTCCCGTATGACCACGTTGGAGGACTTGCACTCAATATCGATGACCCGATTCACAGCGCCGGCCCCGCTGGCCGTCCCAGTCAAGGGAGACTCGCCTGTGGTCAGTATGCAGTTGCGCCAAGTGGGTGTCAGGTCTACTCCGCCGGCACGGTTACCCCGGGTGCGTCCCACGCCCTGCGCCAGCTTATACACGTCAAAGTTAGTTCGCCCTCTGGAGTCCTTGGCCAGCTGCAATTCATCCAGACAGAGCGGCAGATTGTTGAGGAAGGCCGCCGTCTTTTCCTGGCCCACCACCGTGCCGTCGAAGGTCTTGATATAGCTGCCCACCGCCGGGTCGCCCCATACGCTGGCGGCCACCATAAGCGCCACCGTTTTGCCGGTGCCGGAATCCACACCCCACAGGTGGACGAAGAAGGGCAGGCAGTTGAGCGGCTCTAGCAGCACTGAGGCGAAGGAAGCCGCCAGGATGATGCAGGCAGTGGTGGACATGCCGCGTACTTCCCGAGCCATGTCCAGCCATTTCTCTTCCTCCCCGTGGGAGCGTACGGTGGCGAACAGCGCTTTAAAATTGGCGTCGCCGTCAAAGATCAGCCCGTCTACAAAGGGGGAGAATCCCTCATCCCGGATATAGCCCAGCCGTCCGATGCACTTCCGCTCCGGTATGGTGTCGTAGTTCAGGTTTTCCAGGTCGGATATGTACTGCACGAAGGCCCTGGCGTTCTGGCTGGTAACGGCAATTCCGCTGCCGGCCAGTTCGGTCACTCGGTTGGCGTTGGCCAGCACCGTCTTGCTGACGATGAGCCGCCGCCAGACGGCTCCCTTCCGGAAGGCCAGTTTGAGTTTCTCCTCTCCGGTGTCGATGTTGACCAGGCGCTCCACCGGCATGATAGGGTGAGGACAGGCCACCTCGTCCACGAAGCCGCTTCGGCGGCAGACCCCCAGATCGGTGGCGTCCCAGTCCCCCGCATTGAGTTCCAGGGGCTGGCCGGTAAAGCTGGTCACGTTGTCCACATAGACCGTTCCGGCCTGGGCCTTCAAGCTCTCGATGTATTTCTTATACATGGACTTGAAGCCTCGGAAGCCCTGATTGACCGCGTATACAGCCAGCTCCTGCAGCTTTGTCTCGTGCAGGAAGGGCCGGTCGTGGAATTGATAGAGCGCCTCATAGGGAGCCGGCGTCAGGAAATCTTCTGTTTTGTACGTCCAGTCTCCCATGCAATTACCTACCCATTTCAATATGTTCTTCCAGCCACCACTCCAAATATGGCAGCCGCTTTACCGCGTCGGCATACAGAGGGTGAATGCAGTCCGCGGCGTCTCTGGCCGGTTCCAGCGCCTTGACGGTCTCCAGCAGGCGGCGATGCTCCTCCACCGCCCGGTAGTATGCCGCAGCCTCCGCCCGCTTCCGCTCCTCCTCCGCCTGCCTAGCCTGAAACCGGGCAGACAGCTCCGCCCGGGTCGGTTTACGGTCAGTCAGGCCAAGATGAAAATCCTCGTTGAGGCGGCTGCAGGCTTCCCGGAAGTCTACCCCGAAGTAACGCATGACGAAGTCGATCACCGTGCCGCCGGCGCCGCAACCGAAGCAGTGCCAGCCAGTCTTATTTTCGGAATAGACCTTCAGACTGGCGTGACGATCTCCCTGGTGGAAGGGGCACTGTACAAAGCCGCTCCGGTTTAAGGGAAGGCCATAGGCAGAAAACACCACCGGTGCCGGGAGCAGACGCTTAATCTCGGACGCAAGATCATCCATCATCCTCGACCAGATCCCTGTAATTGATGATGCCGGTCAGCTTGCGGGTCGCCCGGCAGTAGGCGCAGCGCCCACAGCGCCGGGCGGTTTCCCGGCCCTCCTTGATGGCCTGGTACCTGGGCGCCCGATCCTCCACCTGATAGAGGGCAGAGGTCAGATCCGCGTCCGAGATATACAGAGTCCCGATGTCCGGTTCCTCTTCTTTGGTTCCGACCGCCAGGATAAACGGGAGCTGATGCCCCTCCAGGGCCCGGTAGATTGCTCCCTGGATGTCGTATCCGTATGCCTCCACAAAGGGTAGTTTGCAGTGCTCCTCCTCGCTCCACACGGGCTTCATGTCCTTCATGCACTTCTGATCTACAATAGCGCCCCTGGGGATCTCCCCCAGTACGGCCCGGGTCTCCGGATAAAATCGGATGATATCCATGCACTCCCGCGCACTGAGGAGGCTGTCCAGCTTACCCTTGAACGGGATGCCGGCGATCTCTCCGACCACGATGTACTGCTTGCGCCCGCCCATCAGCAGAGAGAAGAGTCCGTCATCCTCCATCTTTGCGATAATGCTCTGGGCCTTGATGTACTCACTCTTCAAGGTGCCGTCCCGCTTGAAGATCTCCGGGTGCTGCCCCTGAAACAGGGGCAGCTCACCAGAGAACCAGGCATCCACATAGCCGCCCACCAACAAGGCCGTGGAGGCCGGGGGGATATACTCCCCCCCCAGCTCCGCCAGCGCCGCCGCCTCACAGCGGTCGAAGGCCTTGAATTGGGATGCGGACATATAGGCCAGGTTGGCCTCCTGGCTGTAATAGTTTTCAGCTGTCAGAATCATAGCGGCTGCTCCTCTCCTCCGGCGGCCTGCGCGGCCTCCTTGCGCTTCTGGGCGCAAGCGGCGCACAGCGGCGCACCATAGTGTTTTTTGGTATATGCGGCCAGCCATACGGCGTTCTTGCCCTCGGCCGGCTTAATTTCCTGCCCGCAGTCGGTACAGGGCGGAACCGGGGGCGGGGCCATGCGGGGCACATGAGGCCGGATGCGGATGCCGTCGGTGTACCCCCCGTCCTGGGGATCCCTCACCTTGTGGTCGATGTAGAGCTGGATGCGCTTGCCCACCAGCGTGGCGGCCTTGGCGTCCCCGTACAGCTTCCGCAGGGCCTTGCGGTTGGTAGAGTTGACGATCAGGGGCCGCACCTGGAGAATGCCGGGCACCCGCTCCTCCTCGAAGGTGAGCACGTCCTTCTTCTCCTTACCCCGCTGGAGGGTCACCATGCCGTTCCACAGCCCGGAGATGGTCAGCACCGGCTCCACACCGTCGTCAATGTCCTCCGCCCCCAGATACTCGGACTCCCGCTCCTGACCCAGCCGCTCCTCTCCAGTGAGCTGGCGGAGCCTATCCTTCGGCATCATCGTCATCCTCTCCTTCCGTTACACATGAGATCCCGGCCGCTACCAGCGCCAAGATGATGTTGCACTCCTCATAGCAGATATTCGTATCTGCCTTGACCATGATGTTCATAATTTTTCCGGCTGCTTCCATCAGTTTTGCCATCCGGAAAGGGGTAACATAGCAGGCCCCGGACTGTTCGATCCGCTTCCGCTCAGCCATCATTCTTTCGGCGGGGGTCACAGCTCCACCACCTCCAGCTCCGGGGAGTCGCTCACCCGGGTAGCAATGAGCTGCAGGCCCTTGGCCTTGCACCGCTCATACAGGGCCGACCGGCTCTTATCGTCCAGCCGCTCAGCGCCGTCCACCAGGATGATGCCCAGCTGGCCGGGCTTGCTGACCGTGATGTCCACACACAGCTCCAGCAGCTCCCCGTCGGACAGATTGCTGATGGGCAGGCCATGGATGAGTGGAACGCCGTTCTCCACCGTGAGGCCCTTGATGGGAATGGAGGCCGTCTCCAGAATCTGCCCGGGCAGATCCCGGGCCAGCTCAATCTTGCGGGTCAGCTCCTCGGACTTGGCCGCCAGCTGCTCCACCTCGCCCTGCATGGCCACCATACGCTGGTACTCATTGAGGTGCTTGCGCATAGCTTCGGCGGTATCGATGTCCGCGGCCAGCTCTGCTATGTCCTGCATGGGCGTGTCCGCATACCGGGCAGCCACCTCCAGGTCGGCATCCAGCTTGGCCCGCCGGGCGGCGAGATCCGCATCGATGGCCGCCACCCGATCCTGGCGCCTCTGATCCAGCCCGGCGAGTTTCTCCCGGGCTGCCTGGATCTGAGCCTCCATACGAGAGATCTCGGCCATCAGCTTCTCCCGTTCGGCGGCAATCTCCCGGTCTGCCGCAGCCACCGCCATGTCATGCTCCCCCTGCAGGCCCCGCAGCTTGTCCTGCTGGCTGCTCAGGAAAGCCTTGGCCCGCTCAATCCTGGCGTTTTCGCTCCGGCGCTGCTCCAGCTCCCGGTACCTCTCCGCCATCGGGTAGTCGTTCCAGCGGTCGAAATCGTAGTTGGGCGGAATATCCTTGGCGATATCCGCGATAAAGGCCTGCTTGTTGCGGATATCCCGGTTCAGGGCCTGGCGGCTCTGAAAGTAGTTCCCGTTCTCGGCCTGGATGTCGTTGAGCACCTGAAGAATATGCTGGGAGTAGTCCACCCCGGCCGGAATCTCGCCAAACTGCTCCGAAATCCAGTTCATATCCCAGGGAAACTCGATCAGTGAGAGGATCTCACGGTTCTTTTCCTGGCGGGATAGCTGGGTAAACTTCACCGGATCCAGCTGTAGGGGAGTAAAGATCTGTGCCAGGAACTCCGCCGGCCGGGTCTGCACCATGGAACCGTCCCGAACCTTGACCACACTGCCTTTCTCAGAGCGGGCCTTCCGGTCAATCTGCAGCCCGGTGTCCGTCTCAATGAGGATCTCGCCCTCCTCAGCGCCCTGGTGGATCACATAATCCCGGTCGCTCTTGTTGGTCAGAGCGAAGCGGATGGCGTCCAACACGGAGGTCTTGCCGGCGCCCTTTGGGCCGGACAGCTCCACCGAGCGTCCGTCCAGGGTGGCCTCCTTGATGCCAAACAAATTTTTGATGATGATTTTAGTGGTTCTCATTTGACAACTCCTTTTGCCCCTGTTAAAATGGGGCTGTAGTTCTTTGGGGCGATGCCCCACCCCCGGCCGGGTGTGCAGACCCGGCCGGGGCTTTTTTGCTCACAGGGCAATGACAACGGAGCCCTCGCTGACCTCCTGCTGGAGCCGCTTCTCCAGAAACTTCTTGATGGTCTCCCGGGCGGTCAGCTTCCACATGCCGCCGTCGGCCTCGGTGAAACTGATGCCCCGCTCGCTGACCCGGATCAGGAAGGGGGACTCGGGCTGCTCCACCTCCTGGAAGGTGCGATAGGGCTTGAGCCGGACAATGGGCCGGATGGCTTCGTTGGCCTGGAGCGCCACCCCCTTCTGGGTCACAACACTGGTGGCGATACCGTTGTCGTTGAAAGTAATCTTGCCGCCGGTGGTGATGTCGGACAGCAGCTTCATGGCGTAGTGGGAGTCAGAGGTCTCCTGGAAGCGGGTGCGCAGGGCGATCTGCATCTCCTCAAAGCCCATCTTCACATCAGACTGCCAGCCGGGTACGTCAGTGGCCTTGGCCCGGTAGTAGTTCACGCGGCTGAAGCGCAGCTCACTGTCCGGCTGGCCAAAGCAGACGGCAGTCAGATGATCCGGAATGGTGATGTACAGCGGCGCGTCCAGCTCCGACGCCTCAGTCTTGACCAGCTTTACCAGGGCGTCCAGGCTGGTCAGGATCAGCTCCGACGGGTAATCCAGCTCCGGCTTGACCTGCTCGTACTGGCCCTCGCGGTCGATGATGTAGGTGTTCCCGTCAATTTCCTGGATAAAGGGCTTGTTGGCGGTCTCCTGGATGTGCTGAATGGCTTCTTTCAACATGATGGCTTCCTCCTTACATAGCTTTTACGAGCTTCAGAACCGGGGCCGCGTCCTCCTCAACTCCGTCCATATCAATCTGTCCAGGCAGCTGTGGAACCATCTCCACAATGGTGTCCTGGTCTGCCACGTACAGCGATGTGGTAACGGGATTGGTAGCCGCCAGGGTGCTCTTGGCTACCACGCCTACGGCGATGTTCTGCCGGGTGTCGTCCGGCTTGAGGGTCAGGGTGAGCGTCAGCTTCCGGGCCGCGGTGGCCGAGGTGTTGGGGTCCAGGATATTGTCCAGGATTTTGGTGATCTCGTAGTCGGCCCGCTCCTGAATGGCCCCCCGGGCCATCTGTAGAATCGATTTCTTCTGGTACAGATCCTCCATGGTTTTCATCTCCTTCATCAGTTTATTGGGATCGCAACCCACAAGCCGTCCAGCTCCTCCAGGCCATCGGGGGCTGGGATGGTGAAGATACCCGGATTCTGGCTCGGTACAGGCGCCGGTGACTCTGCGGCCGGCTGCTCTGGGGCGCTGATTCCCTCTACCAGGACCACCAGCAACAGCAACAGGCACAGCGACGCAATGCTCGTTATCAGATAGCGCACAGCCACACCTCCAGCCAGTTAGGCAAGCCACAGCAGAGGATAATGCAGGCGGTAAACACTACCGCGCTCACAGCTTCCCGGCGTGCCCGGCGGCGCTCGTTGCGGGACTCACTCCTCATAAACTCACCACCTTCATCCCGGGCTTGTACTGGAATTTGCCGATCTTCATTCCTGCCGCCGGTTCAGCCGGCTTCACGGTCTGCTTCTCCAGGTATGCCGCGACCTCCTCTTCCTTGAAGCGGACGCACCGCCCCACCTTGTAGGCGGGTAGCCCGTCCCGCTTGTACGCCAGGCGGTAAACGGTGTGAACACATACCCCCCAGCGTGAGGCAATCTCCTGGGCAGTAAGCAGTGTGCTTTGCTCCATTCCTATACTTCCTCCTTTCCCGGCCCCGCCCCGTCAGGGGCGGGCTTTATTGTCCGGTTTATTGGACTTACTCTGTGGTATTCTGGCGCTGATCAGAAACAAGTCTCCCAAGAGCTGCGTTCAGTTTTTCCTCCGCACCCTTCGGCTCCTTATGTCCGTTAAGCACAACGCTGAGATATTTGGGGTTCCATCCGACCTCAGCAGCAAGCTGCTTGGCTGTGACTCCGGCCAGGTGCATCTCGCCCAGCAGGTCAGCAGTCCACTTTGCAGGCATACCATTGTCACCTTCTTTCTGTTCTGGTAGAATAGCCTCACGAGGAGGTGTTTCAGATGTTTATTCAACTCATTTCTTTTATCCACAATCTTTCTTTGAGTGACTTAGTGGATATTGCAGGCGTCCTTGGCTTTGTTATGTCACTGTTCGGATTGGTTTGTACGTGGCACAGGAACCGAAAGCGATTGCATATTTCGATCCTTGACATTAAGTCCTTCAATGACGTTACTTTTTTGCGGATAATGTTTGAAAACAAATCCAGACTCCCGATTGCTATTACCAGGGTCGCCCTCCTTCTGAACGGGAAAATAATTGACTGCACCCCAAACCCAACTATTGTGTATGAAGAAGTCCGGCGTGATGCAAAGAAAGAAATCATTGGAACCGATGTAGAAAAATCATATCCGCTTCCCATCCAGCTTTCCGAACTTGGGGCGATCAGCGGTCTGGTTCTCTTTGAGCGGCTTCAAGAACTTCCAGAAGATTCCGCCACAAATCTGACTTTTCTAATTGCAACCAATCGGGGTAAGGCATTTCAAAGGACACTTGAACTACCTGTGGGGTGGGCTTCCCGAAGAAACCCATTTTGACCGTGTACCCCTCCCTCACCCCCTTCATTTCCACCAATTCCGTCCACCTCCTTTTAGTGAAGAATACGAAAGTTGCCTTTTTGATATAAGGATGTTGACTTAGGTTATCTTTCATGATACTATGTTGTTGCCGACAAACAGAACAGAAAGATGACTTAAGTTGCTCCATGAGCTTATTATACGATAACCATGGTTGCCTGTCAATGGCAGAAAGCAACTTCAGTAGCTTTCTATGTTTTAACCAAACTAGGAGGTTGCTTTTCGTGTTTTTTGATAGGTTTGAAGATTTGTGCAAGCAAAAGGGCGTTTCTAAGCAAAGAGCCTGTATAGACTGCGGGCTGAGTCGTACCGCTTGGAACAAATGGAAAGCGGGAGCCATCCCTAACGGAGATGCCGTACAATCTCTTGCCGACTATTTCGGCGTCACCACTGATTACCTCCTGACTGGAGAAGAAACAAAAAAAGCGCCCACCCAAGAGGGTGAGCGCAAAGTCAGCGACGATGATATTAAATTTGCTTTGTGGGGAACAAGGGAGATAGACGATGATGTCCTCGACCGCGTTAGACAGTTCGCAAAATTTGCCCAAGAAAACGAAAAAAATAAATAATGTAGTTGAACTGTACGAGTATGCCGAACAGCAGGGGTATGATGTTTATTGGTACAATTTAGACTGCGACGGGCTTGAAAGTATATCTGTTATGCGAGTATCGGATTGCAAATGCTTTATTGCGATTGACCCCTTTACCCTTTTGTCCGATGCCGATGAACTAGTGAAGGGCCTGCATGAAATTGGGCATTGTGATACAGGGGCCTTCTATAATGAGTATGCCACCTGCGATATTCGGAAAAAGCATGAGAACCGTGCGGATAAACGAGCCATTGAACTGCGCTTGTCCGCTGATGATCTGGATCAAGCCGTGGCTGATGGACATACAGATCTGTGGGATTTAGCTGAACATTTTGGGGTCACTGAGGAATTTATGAGGAAAGCTGTCTGCTGGTACACGCATGGGAATCTTGCAACAGAGTTGTATTTTTAGTAACCTGCCGCGGAGGAGCAGTAAAATAGAGAGGAGGGGACTGGAAACATGGCTACCAATTCTGTTATTGCAGAGAAGTTGCTTGATAAATCCAAAGAAGCTTTCCTTTTAGCTATTGAGGTATACAATAAACCGTCTATCCGATACAGGGTCGAGGGGTTTAGCTTTTTTATCTGTAACGCCTGGGAGCTTATGCTCAAGGCTCACATCATCAATACATTAGGTGAACATGAAATTTATTATAAGGATAACCCAAATCGCACTATTACGTTAGAAAATTGTATTAAAATAGTTTTTACAAATGAGCATG